TGGGCCGAGGACTTGGGCCTGTTGCCCCGTCGCTTCGCCGTCCAGGCATACCTCACCGGTGATGACGTGTATCAGCAACGCGACGCCATGATTGCCGCTTGCGAAACGGCCGGGCCTGGGGCGCTGGTGCACCCGACGATGGGCACCATGCAGGTGGTGCTACTCGATTTTTCCGTGACCGATCGCCGCGAGCACGGCCGCATGGTGGAGATTGCGCTCGCCTTCATCGTGTCCGGCGACGTGCAGTTTCCCGCCTCGTCCATCGCCACCGGCAACGCCATCACGTCGGCCGCCGCCAGCCTCAACGCCGCCTCGTCCGCCGACCTCGCGGCCAGCACGGCGACCTGGGACTGATGCGCGGCGCAGGCACCATTGCCGCCGCTGCGGTGCCCGCCTGGGGCGCGCTGGCGTCCGCCGCTGTAGACGATCCCACCCGCGCACTGTCCGCCGTGGCGGGGCTGCAAGGGGCGTATTACGGGCGCTATGCCATGGGCCGCCGCGCGACCCTGCAACCGTCGCACGCGACCGTCGCAACCGCGCTCGCTGCCAGCATCGCGCAACGCGAGGCCGTGCAGCTCGCCGTCGCCAACCTGGCCAATGCGGCAACGGGCCTCACAACGGGCAGCGCCGAGCGTGGGGGCGGTTCCGCCGCAACGTCCGCAGCGTTCGCCACGGCGGCGCAGGCGGTCGCTGGCGCGGTTCTGGGGGCTGCTGCGGACCCTGCCGACGCCATCCGCCTGTTGCTGCCGCTGGCCAATTGGGTCGAGCCCATCGTTCCGGGCCGTGGGCCGCTCGCCCAGACCGCCAACCTGGCCCGCGCTGCAATCGCCTCGACCTGCCGCTGTGCTGCCCTGGCCGCCCTCGCGCTGGCCGCCTCGACCTATCAACCGATCAGCTACCAGGACGCGCAATCCGTCCGCGCCCTGGTGTGCAACGCGCTCGACGCTGAGGCCACGCGCGCCGGGGACTCTGGCGTGCGGGATGCAACGTTTGCGGCTTTGCGTGCAACGCGCGCCGCGGTCGCGCTCGACCTGGCCGTGCGCGGCGCCAACCTGGCCGCCCTGGTCGAGGTGACCACCAGCGCGCCGATGCCGTCGCTTGCGGCCGCGTGGATGCTTTACGCGGACACCACGCGCGAGCCGCAGCTCGTGGCCTCCGCTGATCCGCCGCACCCGATGTTTTTGCCCCGCAGCTTCCCGGCGCTGCAACGATGAGCGACGCGCATGGCATGGTGTCCGGCCCGCCGCCCGGTGCCGCCGACGCGCTCACCCTCACCGCGGGCGGCACCGTGCTCGGGGGCTGGCAACGTGTCGCGGTGACGCGTGGCCTCGGCGTGGTGCCCGCCTCATTCGACATTCAGGTGACGGAAAAATTCCCGCTGACTCCGTCCGTCGACCTGCGGCCTGGCATGCCGTGCACCGTGCAGATTGGCGCCGACCTGGTGATTACCGGCTACGTCGACCGCTACACCGCGTCGGTGTCCGGCTCGGATCACACCATCCGCATTCAAGGCCGCAGCAAATCCGAGGACCTGGTGGACTGCGCCGCGTTTGTCGGCACCGTCCGCGCTGCAGGGACACAGGTGCTCGGCGGCTCGGCGCTATCGATCGCGCAAAAGATCGCCGCACCTTACGACGTGACCATTCAGAGTGTCGCCGGTCCCGGTGCACAAATCCCACAATTCAACATCAACCTGGGCGAGACTGCCTGGGAGATTATCGATCGGGTAACGCGTTATTCAAAATTGATCGCCTATGACATGCCGGACGGCTCGGTGATGCTGGCGCAAGCTGGCAAGGAGACCATGGCCTCGGGCTTCACGATCGGTCAGAACGTCGAGGCGGGGTCCGTCGCCTTTTCCATGGACGGCCGATACTCGCAATATGAAGGGCACTTCCTGTCGACCATGGCACTGGGCGACGATGCCGGGGTTAACTCGCCGGGTGTCGGTCAGATCGTTTACGACAACGGCGTGCCGCGCTTTCGCAAGCGTTACGTTATCTCGGAACAAACCCAGCTCGGGGTGTCGCTCGCCTATGCCCGCGCGCTTTGGGAATGCAACCGCCGCGCTGGCCTGTCGCAACAGTTCACCGTGACCTGTGACGGCTGGCGCGATACCGCGGGCAAGCTGTGGGCGCCGAACCACCTGGCACCGATCGCCGCGACCGTGCTCAAGCTCAACACCACAACGTGGTTGATCGCCTCGGTGCAATATCTGCGCGACGAAAACGGCCAGCATGCCATGGTGACCATGATGGACCCCGCGGCGTTCACACCGGAACCGGTGGTCCTGCAACCGCTGATGCCGCTGGCGCAAGACATTACCGGCGCCAGCAACCCCGTCGCGATCCCGCCTGGGGATGCGCCACGATGAGCGAACATCGCGCCCAGCTCGATCGGCTCTGGCGCCGCGTGCTCATGACGATCATGCCGGTAAAGATCACCGCCACCGATGACAGCGGTCCGGTGCACCGTGCGCAGGTGCGCGGGTTCCCGTCCGAAACGATCGACGCCATGCCGGTGATGCAGCTTTACGGCGTCGCCTCGCATGCCCCGCCTGGCAGCGACGCGATGGCGGTATTCCTGTCCGGTGACCGCTCGAATGGCGTCATCGTCGGCACCGGCCACCAGGCGTCCCGCTTGCGCAACCTGCCCGTCGCTGGGGTGGCGCTTTACGACAACAGCGGCACCGTGGTGACGCTCGACGCCGCCGGCAATATCGCGATCACCTGCAAAGGAACGGTGACCGTCAACTGTCCTGACGTGACGGTGACCGCGCCCGACAAGGTTTCGATCACCACGCCATTGATGCACGTTGAAGGCAACATCACGACCTCGGGCAACATCACCGCGGACGGCGATATCAACGGAGCAAATACGCCATGACGGGCTGGGTCGACCTCGACCACCTGCCGAACGCGTCCGGCGACGCGCTCGACCTGGCCGACTGCGCCGGGGACATCCTGATCCGCTGGGACAACGTGCTGGGCGAGGGGGATTGGGCGCTGGCGCTCGGCGACCTGGCCACCGGGCAGGATCTGGAAACCGCCTGCCTGGTGTCGCTGTTTTCCGATCGCCTGGCCACACCCGACTTTGTGCCGACCGATGGCACCACCGATCGCCGCGGCTGGTGGGCCGACCCTTACAACGCGACGCCGCTCGGTTCGAACCTCTGGCAATTGCTGCGGGGGAAAAAGACCCGCGACACTTTGGGCACCGCGCGCCGCTATGCCCTCGACGCGCTGCAATGGCTGGTGACCGATGGCATCGCCGCGTCGGTCGCCTGCGATACAACCTGGCTTGGCCGGGCAGGCTCGACCGTGCTCGGGATTGCGGTGCTGATCACCCAACCGAACGGGACCACAACGCGCTTTATGTTCGCCTGGGCCTGGCAGGGCCTGGCCGTGCTGCAATCGCCGATCGCGGTTCCGCCGGTGCCGCAACGCGTCGCGCTCAGGAGGTGATCCGATGCCGTTCGGCCGGCCAACCCTGACACAGCTCCGCGGCAGCGCGATCCAGGACATTACCACCTCGGGGGTTCCTGGCCTCGAGGGCCTGTTGCGCAACGCGGTGCTGCGCGTGCTCGCCTGGGCCATGGGCGGGCTGGCTTATTCCGTCTATGGCTACATCGACTGGTGCTTTCGCCAGTCAATCCCGTTCACTGCAACCGATGAATACCGCGCCGGCTGGGCTGGCCTCATTGGCGTTTATCAGAAGGGACCCAAGGCGGCGACCGGCTCGGCCACGTTCTACGGGGCACCTGGTTCAACCGCCTTTGTGCTGCCCTCCGGGGCGGCCCTGACCCGACAGGATGGCACCCCCTACACGACCACCGCGGACGGCGCATCCGACGTCAACGGGACCGTGACGGTGCCTATCGTGGCGGCTGTGCTCGGTGCCCTGACCAATGATGACGGCGGCACGCCGATCAACATCGATGACCCGATACCTGGCATCAATTCCGGCGGCGTCATGGCCGGACCCGCCACCGGTGGCACCGACCAGGAAACCGCCGACGAGTTCCGCTCGCGCATGCTGTTCGGTTACCGCAACCCACCGCAGGGCGGCGCGTCCGGCGATTATGTGCGCTGGGCGCTCGAGGTCCCTGGGGTGACGCGGGCCTGGGTCGGTGCGCCATATCCCGGACCTGGCAGCGTGGTGGTGTTCCCGATGCTGGACGATGCCAACGCGCCGACCGGTGGTTTCCCTGTCGGTTCCAATGGCGTCGCCACCGGGGAACCACGCGGGACCACCGCGACCGGCGATCAGCTCACCATCGCCAACTATCTGTTCCCGGTGCAACCGGTCACCGCGCTTGTCACCGTGGCCGCGCCGGTGCCGTTCCC